TTAAGAAATAATAGTTGATCTTTTTTTAGCTTCTATTGAAGCAGGATCTTGAGTAACAATTCTATTACCTTCAACTGTACCTTCAAAAAAGGCATCATCAGTAACAACTTCCATAGAAAATACAAGTTTTGTTTTTTCATTAAATTTAGTTAAGTCTACTAATGATTTTTGTACTACATCCGGAATTATATATCCATTTAATTTTATATTAAAAGTTGTTCTTACTGATCTTTCTTTTCCTTGAATTAATTCTACAACATTTGTAAAATTGTCAATCATTGCTCTAAATTTAAAACGTTCGGGATCACCCCAATATGAATCTGAAGCATAGTTAATTGCTTCTACAATTTTATTCATTTGTTCTACGTAGTAAGTAGCAATAGCACAACTATAAGTAACAGTTACATAATCTGGGTAAACTACAGCAACGAATTCTTTTTCAGGAACCCTATTATTTAATACTGTAAAGTTATCATATGCATTTTTACCAGAATAACCTTTTTGAAAAATTCCGAAATTGTTAGGGTTATTGGCATCTAATTTATTTCCTATACCTCTAACTTTTTCCATGCCATCACGTTTAAACATGATAAGGGGCAACATTAAAGCACCGTTTGCATCACGTTTTGAACCGTTTTTTTGCATTTGACTCCATCTTTCCGGTGAACCATATGAAATAGGAACTTCAATGCGTTCACCATTCTGTACTACAGAAGGACGGATTACATTTCTAAAATAGTATAAAATAGCTTCATCAATATCTTGAATACCAACTGTGAAAGGTTTAGTATTATCACCCCTCCAAGACAATTGTGTACCTCTATTAGGAATAGTAGATAAGTTAGGATTGCCCATAGTAGGATCCGTTGGCTTAACAAAGCTATTGGATATTTGCCTTTGGGTCTTTGGAGTTGGTTTTTTCTGATTTTGAGCCATTATAATCTTGCTAGTGTAAGTCCTAATTTATCTTGAGGAACATAATGAGTTTGACAAATAATTGAAACATTATACCCAAATTTATCTAAATCTGTTTCTAATGGGTTTGCCTGATTAGGATAATCTGGGTTTTTACCTACAAAATACTGATTGGCATTTGTATTGTGAACTTCATAATAGCTTTCTTGATATAAGATAACATCACCTACTTCAGGAACTAAGTTAGCTCCGTAAGTATTTGAAAATTGCCAATCTTCGTTAAAATCTTTTGCTTTGTTTAACAAATCATCTCTCAAAAATCTAAATTCTATATCCCAACCAAAATTAGCAATACCAAAATCATTATCAGAAAATGTTTGAGGTTGTCTTTCAATAATACAGTTTAAAAGAACAGGACCCATATAATACTTAGCTCCTGATGCTTCCCCATAGATGTTTATTTTAGTTTCTTGAAGCTGAAATTTGTAGAAAGCAGCCTGTTGGGAGATAATATCTCCCATTAACTCACGATTTACGTGTCTAAATAAACTTATATCTCTTTCAGCTCCAAATAATGCCATCTTATCCTATGTAAATTGTAAAAGGTACTTTATTTAATTCTTTTTCCATTGCATCTGATTCTAGATTTCTTCTTTCTAAAAGTTTATCTCTTGATGTTTCTTCAAGATAAGCTCTTAATCTATCAATTAATCTTTCTTTCTCACTAGTAGCGGCTGTAATTAAGTCGCTTTGGTTAAGAGAAACTTCAGATCCCGGAATAGGTACAGTACCATATTTACCTCTTACATATCCTAACATTTCTTTAGATAACGCTAAAGTATATTCAAAAATCCAAGAACGACCTACGGCGTTAATATCAGAATAAACTGGGTTATTATATGGCACTTCACTAATATTCTTAATTTTACCACCCCCATCTTGGAAAGCAGCATTTGCTTCTTCAGATTTTAAAATGTATTGTATTTTTAATTTTCCACGGCTATCATCTGGGATAGGAAAAATTCTTAGTTTATTATTATGGATTTCAAACGAGTAATTAGCTTTTCTAATTTGATCATTAAATTCAATTGCTTGAATTTTTTGTAAATCAAAGTTAATGGGCATCATCATAAAGTTAATACCTGGGGAGTAATTACCAAACCCAAATGTGTCTAGTAAACCTGCTAAATCAGTTCCAGTACCAGCATAAGGGTCAAAATATCTTACAATAGCAGGAGGTGCTTCATAGAACACTCTCATAATCTGGATATCTTGATTTTTATAATGAGGGATAGTACTTTCAGCCCAAGAATTTAAATCATATTCCTGAACGCTTTGGGTTAATTGAATAAAACCATCATACCATTCTACATTACCTCCAGAACCAGCTTCGACACCATATTGTTGAGACATAGCTATAATACGAGCTAGTGTTGGGGTAACTAACTTTTCATTAACATCAATTGTATTAGAAGCACCTTCTAAAGACAAATAATTTTCTCTTACTTTGTAAGCATAAATTTCATTACCGTAAACTGTAACAGCTTCTTCAAAGGCTGTATAAAATTGGATATCTTGAAGTTCAATATCTACAATAGGATATCCTAAACGTTGGGCACAAAATTTTGCTACTTTATTTGCATCTACTTCGAATTCAAGGTCATTATCGTAAAACCCAAATGGAGTATCTCCGGGTTGAAATGAACTAGATCCTGGCCAAATAGGTATATTCATAATTTTTTATTAAGCATTTACAAGCACATATTCTACATCTATACTAGCACTAATAGCATAAACCCCAACAGAAGTTAAAGCTGAACCAGAGAAACCACCATCAAATTCACTTCCTGTAGCTTGGGAACTTGCCCAAATAAAGGATGAAGTTGGTGTAATATCTTGAGTCCAGTAAAAACCATCGGAATTCCCAAAAGTAACAGCTAGAGATGCTGAATTGTCTAAGTTAGTGATTCGAGCATATCTAATGCTACTAGAAGGGAATAAACCTGCCCCCGGATTAGGACCGTTAAAATCTACTAAATTAATTGAAGTAGTTTCAGGGCAAGTTACTATTCTTCTATCTACATTAGTGACATCACTAATTCGATAAATTGTTTCATTAAGAGTTTTTACATTCTTAACGACGTGTTCTTCTTTTATCTTTACTTGGAAAGTACTAGGAGTTAATGTAGATGCCATTGCTTTTTAGTTATAAATATTAAAAAGATATGGTTCCTTCCTATTTTTTCGACCTTCCACTTGTGCCTGCTGAACCTGTTGTAATGCCACGTTCAGCTGCCTCTTCATATATTTCTATTAATTCTTCAACAATAGGATCTCTATGATTTTGTTTTAATGTAATAGCAGCCATATTTTTTACTTTACGTGCTGCTGAGTATAAAAATCTAAATCCTGATTCACGTTTAGATTTTAAATCAACTTGGTGATCATCTCCACAAATAACCATTTTTGAACGTAAACCAATACGAGTAGTAATCATTTCCATTTGTTCATGAGTAACGTTTTGAGCTTCATCTACAATTACAATACTATCAACAAATGTTCTACCCCTCATAAATGATACAGGCACAATTTCAATTTGCCCGTCTTCAATACATTTTTCAATTTTTTCCTTATCATATAAAAGGAACATATTTTGATAAATAGGTTGGACCCAAGGATCCATTTTTTCCCTTAAATCACCGGGTAAGAATCCAATGTCTTCTTTTGAAACAGTTGGACGTGTAATAATAACTTTTTCATATTGTCTTCTAAAAAGACCATCTAGTGCAATCTGACATGCTAGTAACGTTTTACCTGAACCAGCTGAACCTGCTAGTATGGTTAAAGTGTTATTTAATATTTCTTCTTTAGCTAATTTTTGTTCTTCGTTTAATTGAAGTTTAAATTTTATAGGGTTTTTCACTATACGTTTTTCTCTATATACCTCGTCGGTATGTGGTTTTGATGCCATTGTCTTGATAATTGATTTTTACTAATTTATCGAGACCTGCGTTGACATGCATTGAATCTTCTAACAGGGTCTCGAAGTTAAATCTCTCGTCCAGAGGTAGAACTAAGTCTACTTGGGAACCCCATCTAATTAAACTAAACCTTTCGTTTTGAGCGCAAAGATCTAATTGCTTCTTAAATGGAGCAATCACGTTTACGTCTTCATCGGCTATTTGAATTATGTGATATGTGTAATCTAGAGAAGGAACATATACTTTGTTGGACATACGTTCATTGTACTTTAAGTACTCCATGTTATTCGGATTGATTACTTTGTTAAGAATATCCTTCTCAACCGCTAACATAGGTTTGTTTGTCGATTCAATCGGTTCTAAAGGTTCGTATGTGAGTACGCCACCATAGGGAATTCGATTGATATGGACGTCATAAAACGACATAAATATGCCAATTACTAGTGACGGTTTATCATACTCGTCATTACCCATAACATCTTTTAAAGTGTAATCTATTCCTTTTATTTCAACAACCGCTTCATC